GAATGGGTGATCGCATCGTCGGATTGCTACCTTTAATGTCCGCAGACATGGAAGTGACGCTTTTGCGAGACGGTTCGGTTGTTTATGAGTACCAAAACGATTCTAGCGTGTCAGTTTACGCAGAAAGTTCTATATGGCACTTAAAACTCTTTGGAAACGGCATTATTGGCCTGTCTCCGCTTGCATATCAGCGTAATACGCTTGGAATCGCACAAGCGGCTGAAAGTGCTGTCAACAAAATCTATCGCAACGGCGCAAAGCCATCTGGTGTTCTCACAATGGACAAGTTCTTGAATCAAGAGCAGCGTGAATTGGTGCGAGAAAAGTTCTATTCACTGGCGGCTGGGTCGGAAGATCGGCTGATGGTTTTGGAAGGCGGCATGAAGTTCGACGCGATTTCGCTTTCGCCGCAAGACATTGAGTTGCTTGAATCTCGCAGATTCCAGATTAGCGAGATTTGCCGCTGGTATGGTGTGCCTTCCGTCATGGTCAACGACACTACTGGCTCCACGGTTTGGGGTTCTGGCATTGAGCAGATTGTAAGCGGCTTCTATAAGCTGACGTTGCGCCCTATCATCGAGAAGATTGAGGCAAGTATTTTAGCCAATCTGATGACACCTTCGGAAGCTAGAAAGTATAGTGTAGAATTTGACTTTAACGCCCTTACGCGCTCTGACCTTAAGACACGCTACGAATCATATCGTGTTGGTATTTACGGCGGATTTATAACCCCTAACGAGGTTCGCCTGATGGAAGGTCTGCCAACTAAGGATGGCGGCGATTCGCTCTTTATGCAAGGCGCTAACATGCGGCTTGAAGATATACAGAACATTAACGATTTGAACCCACAAGGGGCAACAAATGGAAACCAAACAGATCAGCCTGCCGCAAGCAGAGATTAAGTTCGCAGGCGCGGCATTTACCTTTTCTGGCTATGCGTCAGCATTTGGCGGCGTAGATTCATACGGCGACACGATTCAAAAAGGCGCTTACGAGAAAACATTGAGCGAGCGTAATGGTCGCCCGATTCGTATGCGTTGGAACCACTACGGTGACGTTATCGGTAAGTGGACAAACATGTATGAGGATGACAAAGGGCTTTACGTTGAAGGCGAGCTAACGCCTGGTCATTCCAAAGCATCTGACGTATTTGCATTGTTAAAGCACGGCGCTATTGACGGCCTGTCCATCGGCTACCGTGTCAATGCGTTTGAGCAATTGAGCCAAGACCGCCGCTTGCTTAAAGAAATTGATTTGATTGAAATTAGTATTGTAGAAGAACCTGCCGATTTGAATGCTCGAATTGGTGAGGTAAAATCTGCTTTGGAAAAAGCAAATTCTCTTAAAGAAATCGAAGGCCTCCTGCGTGATGTTGGCGGGTTTTCAAGGGTTGACGCGAAGCATCTTGTTAGTAAGGTCAACTCGCTGTATCAGCGTGAAGCTGAAGCGGCAAAAGCAAAGCAAGATATTGAAAACATCATTCGGCAATACGTCCGATAAACAACATCAAGGAGACTATTATGTCTGAAGAAATTAAAAGCATGTTGGAAAGCGGCTTGAAAGCCCTTTCCGAAAAGCAAGTTGCTCTGGAAAAGTCCATGGAGCAATATCACGGTCAACTGGAAGAAAAGTCCAAGGTTGATACCGAAGTTCGTAGCGAAGTTAAGGCTCTGGCAGAAGAATTTGCCAAGATCAACGCAGAAGTTACTGCTGTTGGTCAAAAGATGGCTGAAGGCTTTAAGTCCAACGAAGAAAAGTCTATCGTAACTGCCGGTCAAGAACTGGTTAAGTCCGATATGTTCGCCCGCTTCGTCAAGGGTGATATGCAGCGTATGCGTGTCGAACTGAAGAACACTGTTCTGTCTGACAGCACTACAGCATTCCCATTGCAAAAGCCAGGCGTTATCCAAGGCGACTTCCAGCCTCTGACTATCCGTCAAGTGCTGCCTTCTATCGGCGTATCGACCAACATGGTCAATGCTCTGCGTGAAGAAACTTGGAACAACTCTGCACAGTTCATTGCTCAAGGTACTGCCAAGCCAGAATCTGACATTACCTTTGAACAATACAATGTGCCTATTGAAACTGTTGCTCACTGGATCAAGGTATCGAATCAGCTCTTGGCTGACGCACCAGCAATCGCTGCGTATATCGACACCCGCGCCCGCGATGGTCTTGCTCAAGAGGTTGACCGCCAACTGCTCAACGGTAACGGTGCTACTCCGAACCTGTCAGGCTTGACAAATAGTGGCAACTTCACCGCATACAGCGCTGTCTCTGACGACCTGCTGGTTGATGCTATCAACCGCGCCAAGTACCAACTGTGGGCTATCGGTCGCACTCCTGACACCGTAATCGTCAATCCTGCTGACTGGGGCGCAATGGAGCGCACCCGCGAAGGCGCTGGTAGCGGCATGTACCTGTACGGTCTGCCTGGCACATTCGCTGGTGTGAACCCATTCGGTGTCCGTGTTGTTCTGTCCGCCAATATGACACCAGGTAAGTTCCTGATTGGTCAGCTCAACGGCTCCGCTATGGTTTATGATCGTCAAGGTACTATTGTAGAACTTGGTTTTGTTGACCAAGATTTTACAAAGAATCTTGTAACTGTTCGCGTCGAAGCAAGACTTGGTTTAGGTGTTGAAAGGCCAACAGGCATCCTGTATGGCAACTTCTCTGCCTAAGATGTAGTAAGATAAAGCCTGCCTCTAACGAGGTGGGCTTTTTTTAACTTGGAGGATATATGAAAGTCAAAGCACTTAAACGCTTCTACCACGACAAGCTCGGTCGTGTATCACCTGGTGATATAGTTGAGCTGCAAGAAGCTCAAGCCATTATGTTCCTTGAACAGCGTGCAGTAGAACGCTACGCTACTAAAGTAGTACGAGAAATCCCTTTGCCGGATGCTGGAATGACTACACAGTCGTCTGCATTGCCAGCGGCCCAAGCCTCACAACCGACGACATCGGAAAAGCCAAAGCGTGGAAGGAAGCCAAAAGCAACCGCGCTGTAATCGTTGTTAATAACACATATCAGCTTGCACCGTGGGCTGACGCGCTATTTGCGATAGATCGGGCGTGGTGGGATATATACGTCAATGACGTATTCAAAAACTTTGATGGCGCAAAGATAATTGGCAACCCATGTCCTAAAGGATATAACCTTACCTCCGTCACAGATATTGGATGCTACGGAAACTCTGGCATTGGAGCAATTTCATTGGCAATTAGATTTGGAGCCAAAAAGGTTATACTAATTGGCTACGATTGTAGCGTAACTGACAACAAAACACATTGGCACGGAGATCACGTTGCAGGACTTGATAACGCTCGTAGAATTGACGAGTGGCCTATTCTCTTTAGCAACTTTGCGGCAAATATAACTACACCTATAATCAATGCAACACGCACTACAGCGTTAAGGACTTTCCCAATTGTATCGCTTGAGGATGCACTATCATGAATCTTAATTTTCAAAAATCAACATCAGCAACAGCCTCACAAGAAAATCCTGCTGGTACATACTACATTCGTATCATCAATAGTGACGGCGCAACAGCTTCTGGCATATTTCGCGCACGGTGGGAGGAACGTCCTTAATGCAAGCAATTCCTGATCTTGGCAAGCGGTGGGATGGCGAGACAGTTGTTATCTTTGGAAGTGGGCCAAGCCTTACGCAAGAGGACATAGAGGCGGCAAAGTCGCTGGATGCAAAATATATAGCAATTAACGACACATACAAGCTCGCTAATTTTGCCGATGTATTGTACGGATGTGACTACAAATGGTGGAATTACCATTTTGAGGATATTGTTTTTTCCGGTGAGATGTGGACGCAAGATATTCATGCGCGGCGTGAGTTTGGTCTTAATTAGGTGCTTGGCAAAGCCAAAGCAGGGCTTGGAAAAGATTGTGTGCATTTCGGATCGCACTCAGGCTATCAAGCCATTAACCTTGCCTATCTATGGGGTGCGAAACGTATAATCCTACTTGGGTATGACTGCCGTAGCATTGATGGCAAAGCGCATTGGTTTGGTCAGCATGCAGCAGGGCTAAACCAAAAGCAAGGATTTAGCACATGGATCAGTCACTACCAACAACTTGCGCATGATTTGTCTGCGGAAGGCATTGAAGTTATTAACGCAACGCCAGAATCAGCAATTACTGCATTTACTAAACGGAGGATACATGAGGGATTATAAGACTATACGGTGCGGTCGCGGCCTTGGCGATGCGCTGTATTTACAAGGCGTTGTTCAACACCTTGTCAAAAAAGGCGAGAAGTTACATGTCATGACTGACTGGCCTGATGTGTTTAAGCCGCTTGAAGGCAAAGTGACACTTAGGCCGTTCACCAGAGAGCGTATCGACATTATTGCTCACTACACCATTAGGAAACACTACAAAGACACTAGCCAGTTTAAGGATTGCTGCATACAGGCAGGCATTACCGAGCATGTAGATTTTGTGTTGGATTGGAAAATCCAAAACAAAGCACTTGTCAGTTCTGTTAAAAAGAAGGCCAAAGGCAAGCCTATTTTATTGGTTGAGATGATTCGCAATCCAATGAACCGCACTGATCGCTTTGGCATTGAGCTACTTCCAGACATGGAAGTCATGCAAGAGATTTTGAACAAGCTCAAAGAGCATTACTTTTTATTGCATGTCGGGCAAGGTAAAAAGCTATTTGAGTTTGAAGGCATTGACTTAGATTTGGCTGATGCTACAAGCGTCACTGATTTAATTGATTTGGCATACGCATCATCAGCCATGTTTGGCTACTGTTCGTTTTTTGTGCCGCTTGCAGAAAGCCTTAACAAAAAATCTCTATTCGTATGGTCTCGCAGGGGAATGAACTCTGTTGAGCCGTTTATAAGAACCATTACACCTCAAAAGATTTTACACAAGCGCGATACAAGCCATTATGTTGTTGACAACTGGCCTCAAGATAAAATTGACGAGGTGTTAAATGACTTTCTGCGATAAGGAATATGTACGGAACATATTCAAAGATAAAACGGTTGCCATCGTAGGGTCAGGCCCATCTGTGCTAGATAATCGACCTGGTTACATTGACAGCCACGATATTGTAGTCAGAATCTCAAACTACAAGCTGTATGAAGAAACTGGCATCAGAACAGATGTGCATTATTCATTCTATGGCACATCAATCAAAAAGTCTCGCCAAGAGTTAATTGAGGACGGCGTTTACCTTTGCATGTGCAAATGCCCAAACAGCAAGCCAATCAATTCGCCGTGGCATGATAAATATGGTAAGTCAAAAGGCATTGATTATCGGTATATTTATCAAGACCGCAGGAACTGGTGGTTCTGTCCAACATACATTCCAACAGATGATGAGTTTTTAGCGCACTTTGACCTTCTCGGCGGGCATGTTCCAACGACAGGGTTCGCTGCCATTCTTGATATTTTGTCGTATGAGCCAAAGTCTATTTACTTGACTGGCTTTGATTTTTTTACATCCAAGGTACATAATGTGGATGAAAATTGGCGCAAGAATAACCCATCAGACCCAATCGGTCATGTACCTTTGTCTGAGTTTAGATGGCTTGAAAAAAATATAAAGAAGTACCCAATTAAAACGGATTCGGCGTTACGGCGAATGCTCATAAACAAATTTGCGTATAGATAAATATGATATTTGAAACATTTGCTCAAGACAATTTACAGTGGCTACCAGAAGTCGGCATAGGATATTATCCTGTCCGAGATATGGTTTATAATGAGGACTACTTTGCCAAGTATCAGATGATGGCTGATACTGAGATTGGGTTAAGGCTAAATGCAGCCAGAATTGATCTGGTGAACAAATACACTAAGTTAGATGTTTTGGATATTGGTATTGGCTCTGGTGCATTTGTCATCGGTAGGGAAAATACTTACGGTTACGACATAAACAAGTCAGCAGTAGAATGGTTGATTGAGCGCAAGTTATATCGCCATCCATTCAAGGGCGCAAACTCACTGACTTTTTGGGATAGTTTAGAACATATCCATGATCCAAGGCTTCATTTGTCTGGGGTTAAAGAATATGTGTTTATATCTGCGCCGATATATATAGATTCTGAACATATAAAAAAATCAAAGCATTTTCGTAAAGATGAGCATTGCTGGTATTGGACGCACGATGGCTTAGTCACATTTATGGATGCTTTTGAGTTTGAATTGGTTGAATCAAACAATATGGAAAGTTTGATTGGGCGTGAAGATATTGAGACGTTTGTTTTCAAAAGGAAATAATTATGTCTCAGATAGGAACGGTCGCAGGCACAACAATCGGGATTAGCGCATTTGCGCCATTGACGTATAATAGTGGTGGGTACAGACTTCTTAACTTTACCAAGATCGGCAACATTGAAGATGCTGGTGAGCATGGGCGTAGCTATACAGAGTTTACTTTTGAAACGATTGGCATAGACGGCGTAAGAAAATATAAAGATACGCATACGGAAGGATCAAAAGTTCTTGTTATAGGATACGATTCATCAGACGCTGGATTGGCTATATTAAGCCAGGCTCTGTACAGCAAGTCGGATTATAGTTTTGCTGTAACATATCCTACCGGAGATATTGATTACTTTCGTGCAAAAGTTGTAAGGTTTGTAAAATCTTCACGAAGCGTTAATGCAATGAGAACTGTTACTGTTGGGCTGTCGATAACTAGCACTGTTGATGAAATTGGGATTGTTGAATATCAGCAATTTAATTTAGCACTTCAATCTGGCGGTAAAATATTGCAAGAAGATGGCTTCTTGATCTTATTGGAGAAATAAAATGGCAGATAAAAAGATTACCCAACTAACCGCTTTAAGTAGTGCAGAGGCAGTTGATAGTGATGTTTTACCTATCGTTGATGTAAGTGCCACAGAAACAAAAAAAATTACATTAAGCAACTTAACGTCTTATGTTAATAACGCATTAACGTCTTATGTTAATAACGCACAATCCTATTCTTTTACATGGGACACATCAACTAGCAGCCCTGCATCATGGACTGGTTCATCCAGACTAATTACACCTATTCATGAAAAAATGAAACGCTGTGTTGTCAATGATTCTGGAATTGTCCAGTATTACCTTGACCCAACAGATTCTACTAAAAAGGCTGACGGAACTGCTGCTGTTCTTGATGGCACTGATGGCATGGTAATGGTAGAAATTCCAAAGTTTTACACTAAGCGCGAAAAAGTAGGGTCGTTAATTACTTGGAGTATTAGCGAAGTTCCGCTTACAGGATATAGCATTCACCCTGCATTTATTAAAGATGGTGCAGAAGTATCCAAAAGATATTATGGGGCTTATGACGCTTGTTATTGGGATGCAACAGATAGCACTTATAAGTCAGGTTTAAACCTTGATGCACTTACTGTAGATACAAGCGAAGATAAATTAGCCTCTGTAAGTGGTGTATATCCTATTGTTGGGGTTACTCGCGCAACTTGCCGTGCTCTCGCAGCTAATCGTGGCACTGGATGGAGACAGCTAGACTTTACTTTATGGTCTGCTGTTCAAATGCTATATTTGATTGAGTATCAAAGTTTCTACAGTCAAAATATATTAGGCGCAGGCAATACAAATGGAAGTTATTTAGCATCTTCTAGTGACCAGAATGATTCTCCTCACACTGTAGCAGGTGCATCTAATAGTCTAGGCAATTCCTCTACAAATACAACCACAGGCGCAGGTGTGAGTGCAAAACCCGGCACTTCGTTTATGTGCTATCGAGGAATTGAAAACTTTTATGGCAATTGTTGGAATTGGGCTGATGGTATAAATGTCAATGTTGGCACTAACGGAACTGTTTATGTAACAAATAATCGTTCTGATTTTGCAGACAATACTTCTACCAACATGACTCTTATTAGCAGTTCTGCTCCAACGTCATCAAACTATGCCTCTGCTATTGATAACATAGACGACTATTTTATTCCAACATCCGTTTCTGATGGAAGCTCATCTACTTTTTTAACAGATTATTGGTATGGGTCAACAAGTAGTAATCAGGTGGTTCGTGTCGGCGGTAGGGCTGCTGCTGGCGCGGCTGCGGGCGCGTTCAGCGTGGCGGCGGCTAATGGTTCCTCTAGTCGTGGTCGGGATTTTGGCGCGCGCCTTGCTTTTTAATAAAGCGTAGTAAGGGGTTTGTTTTAATGAATCAGGTAGTTCTTGTCAGCAGTAATGCTAATAATGGCACGAATGCAGGCACGTTCATCGTGAATGCGAATAATGATTCATCTAATCGTAATCGTAATATTGGCACACGCCTTGCTGTTAGTAGTGCTTTTAAAACAAACTCCTTAAAAAATAATTGGAATATTTATGACATTCATAAAAATGGCGTTGATTTTGTAGGATATGTGTTTAGTCCACAAAAAACAAAGTTGCGCAAAACAATATCAAATAAATTTAAAGAAGTTTGTAAAAAAATTATTAAGAATAAAAATATAAAAAATCCATTAAATAGTTTGATGGCTTACAAAGGGTGGGTAAAATTTTGCAATGCTAAAGCTTTGTGGCGTAAACATACAACGCAGGTTATAAGCATGTTTCCAAAACAAATTAGGAGAGCAGTATGAAAATATACGCCGGAAGAGAAATTGAAGTGTATGAAGTAAGCGGACAAGAGCTTCGTATTCACTGGGACATTATTAAAATTATTAAGGATAATGAAACTTCTTGGGAAGCTAATGAAGCTATATGCGGGGTATCAGATTCAAGAAGCAGTATTATTGAAAAGATTATCGGTTCTGTTTATTCAACAGGTAAAGAAATTGCAACAATTAACAATAAAGAAGCAGACCCAGAGTCTTATGAAGAATATCAAGCATTTAGAGAATTTGCAAAACAACTAGCTGATGGATGGGTAAAGGAAAAATAGCATGGCTTCCAGTGTAGAAATTGCTAATCGTGCGCTTACAAAGGTCTGGGATATTAGCAAAGAATACATCTTGCTGCGATAAAAGAATATAAGGACTTATCATGAACTTTCGCATCACATCACAAATAGCAACAGAGCCGATCACTCTTGCAGATGCTCGAAAGCATCTTCGCATTGAAGCGTTCGGATCTCCAGAATCACATCCAGATGATGACTACATTGAGAGCTTGATCTCTGTTGCGCGTGAGTGGTGCGAACAATACACTCGCCGTGCATTAGCGACGCAGACTATTCTTGCCTCAACGGATGATTTTCCTTCCGGCAATACAATCTATTCAAACTCAATTAAATTGCCTCTTGGCCCCTTGCAAAGTGTCACTTTTATCAAGTATTACGACACTGACAATGTTTTGCAGACTTTGAGTTCATCTGTCTACTATGTGGACTATTTTGAAAACGCAATTTACCTTGAGACTAATCAGTCTTGGCCGCAAACCAATGGCAAGCCTATTACGATTGAATATGTTGCTGGATACACCAACGGAGAAAGTCCAGATACTTATCCGTTCCCTTTTCCAATTAAAGCAGCAATGTTGTTGCTGATTGGCAATTACTATGAAAATC